AGATTTCGAGTGTAGTAAGTTCTATCCAAAAGAGACAAAGAGTCAGTGAAGTTTACAGCCAAGGAGCTACGAATATTGATAGCAATGACTATCAGGATAATTGCGATGCTACACACCCAGCGGTAATAGAGTTTTATATTCCAGAGGAATGCGTCAGAGTGAATAAATGCTTGCTAAGCTATAAAGTAGAAAAATTTAGGACATATGCGAGAAGCAACATATCAAACCCAGCAAGTACAATTACAAGCAAGTCTGGCGGTTCGTCCATTATGAGTTCTGGTGGCCAGTTATGGGTTCTTGAGCCGGGTTACACATCCGGTATGGCAGTTACGGATATAGTATTGAGGGATACACCATATGAGCATGCTCATCAAATAGTGGATATAAACCATATGCACGAAGTCGAAGTGCCAGCACATACACACAATGTTGAAATGCCAGAACACACGCATGGCATAGAACATGGGATATTTGAATACGGGAATCTGCCTGAAGACGTGCTTATTAAGGTTGATGGAAATGTAATACCCGCAAGCGGATTAAGCGGAAAAGATATAGATATTGTGCCTTATCTATCGGCCACTGATGGAAAAATACAAAGAGGAATATTTCATAAAGTCGAAATATTCCCCGGCGTTACAGAACAGAACCCATTAGGGCTAGCAAGGATTACAGCAACGGTAGTCAAGCAGATATTTACGCAAAGTCGAGGCGGTGGAGACTATTAATCTAGAAGTCCAGCTGCCTTGAGGTCGCTTATTTTTAAATAAGCTCTACCATTATCGTCAACTAAGCATGCGAACTGCTCCGAGCCATTGATATTGTGTAGGTACTGAACATCTTTAATGTTCCCTTTAAAAGGCGTTAAATTATAAGTAATATCGCCTTTTTTTAAAATAAATACTTCGCTGCCTGAGACAATTTCAACACTATACTCTTTAAAAAGAGTATTTAAATCTATCCACTGTGAAAGATCTATATCGGCACTATAACCTATTTCAACTTGGCGTTTTTCTTCATTCCATCTTGGTTCATTGCCAAGAAGTTTGCCGACCGCACGAAGAGGAACATAAGTTGTGCCGTTATAGTTTAGTATTGGGTTTTCCGTGTCGGTGTATTCAACACCTCTCACGACTATTTTATACTGAGCTTGCGTCAAGATGTATTGAGCTGTTGCTGCAAATGCAGGGATTCCGCCAAATACCAATGCCCCAATAAGTATACCTATTATAAGTTGCTTGTTTTTTAACATAACCATTACCTCCCAATTGTTAGTATTTACAATATTATTATACACTAAAAATTTAAAAAATTCCAGATTATTCTGGGGTTTTATGAAAGGAGAATGAATATGATAGAGAGTATGAGCCCAAGGTCGGGAAGAGTGCTAAAAGAGGATGACAGCGTAGTCAACATTGCTGATTCAACAGAAGAAAGTTTTGGAGGAAAAGGATTTGAATTCATATCTGACGCTTTAGAGCATGCTGCACCAGAAGGAATGGTTTATATAGCCTTGCAGGTTTTAGACGATGCTGTAATTGCTTCTTACGAAACAGATGAGGGAGCAGAAATAACTGGAAATACATTTACAGGAGAATTATTACCAGCAGGATTTATATTATATGGCAGGTATACAAGCGTTAAATTTGATAGCGGAAAAGTAATAGCTTATAAGGGGGTGTAATATATGCCCTCTTTAGGCTTAGGATTGGGGTTACATAAGCAAATAATACCAACGCCCTTCCCTATATACGGCGTTGAAGTTGATTTTGCAAACAGAACCTTTACAAGGCTTGCAGGTGCAGTTGGAAAGACACCAGGTACAGACTTTGACAGTATCCTTGCTTTTGGTGGTAGAAGAAGATGCAACCTTGCAGATGATGGAACAGTCAATGCTTACTTTGGTGATGCAGGGTATATTGAAGATGGTTCAAATGGTCAGGTTATGGTTGAACAACCAAAATTCTATTATAAGGTTGTTCCTTTACAATTGGAACCAATCACTGATGGCATTGGCTATCATTTAAGAAAAGCAAGATATTATGTTTCTGATACACCAAAGGTTGGCTTCAAAGTACATCCTGCTTTCATCAGAAATGGTGTAGTAAAAGATAAAATTTACTTGTCAGCATATGAAGGCAGTATCTATGATGAATCGGCAGGAACCTATTTATTAGCTGATGAACAAATTGCTGATTTTAATGCAGATAAGCTTTCTTCAATTGCTTATGCTAAACCAGCTAGCGGATTAACTCAAAAACTTACAAGGGCAAATACAAGAAAGCTTGCTGAAAATAGGGGTGCTGGCTGGCAGCAAAAAGATGTTCTTCGTGCTTCAGCAAGTCAAATGCTTATGATGATTGAATATGCAGCTTTCAATATGCAAAGTGCAATTGGTTTAGGTGTTGTAGATAAACCTTCAGGTGGAGGTAATGAATCTGAATTAACAGGTGCAACTTCAAACCTTGGTAATGCTTCAGGAATGGCTGCTGGAACAAATGGATTAGTTTCTATAAGTTACAGGGGTGAAGAAAACTTTTGGGGTAACATATGGGAGTGGCTTGATGGCTTAAATGTTTATATTGACCCTGATACAAGAAAAACAGATGCTTATTGGGCTGCTGAAGATTTTTCAGATGATACTGGTTCTGCACCATATAAGCATGTCGGTTTTAATCTGGCACCAAATGCTGATGGTTATGTTTCTGCATTTGGATGGTCAGAAGAATGTGATTTCTTATTTTTACCAACAGAAACACTTGGCAATTCTGCCCTTCCAGTAGGTGATAGATTCTATAACACTCAAACAGGTTGGCGGGTTACCCGTTTGGGCGGTATTTGGAATGATAGCTTGTCTGCTGGTGCTTTCCGTTTGGGTGTGCATTATTCGGCTCCTGATCGTAATCGGGCTATCGGCGGGCGCTTGGTGTATGTACCTTAACGGAGGTCAACTACCCAACGACTAAAGTCGTGGGAGGTTCACAAAATAAGAACAATATCAACTTAGGGAGCCGTAAGGCTCTTTTTTTATGCAAAATTTGAAAGGAGAAAAAATAATGAAACAAGGGATATTAACGATTATAGGAGCAATAGGAGCGTTTGTGTCAAGTATTTTCGGCGGATGGGATGCTGGTCTGACTACACTTGTGATTTTTATGGCAATTGACTACTTGACAGGGCTTATTGTTGCTGGCGTATTCCACAAGTCAGGGAAAACTGAAAACGGGGCATTGAGTAGCAAAGCAGGGTTACAGGGAATCGCAAAAAAAATAATGATGCTGCTTATGGTGCTAGTTGCTGTAAGGCTTGATATCCTGACCGGTGCCGACTATATTAGAGACGCCGTGATAATTGCGCTATGCGGCAACGAACTAATTAGCATAATTGAAAATGCCGGACTTATGGGTGTTCCGATTCCTCGAAAACTGAAGGAAGCTATTGAGGTGCTGAGCAGGAAGGAGGAAGAATAATGGATATCCAAAAAGGTAACTTCACTTGGAACGGGAAACTAACACCGGTTCCAAAAGAAAAATTCGACTCAATCGCCCTCCACCACATGGCACATCCTACAGCGGACGAATATGAAGTTGAGAAGTGGCACAAAGGCAATGGATGGGTCGGTATCGGCTACAACTATTGGATTGGGTTGGATGGTCGGATAATTGAAGGCAGAGGGCTTAATCAGGGTGCCGGAGTAGAGAACCACAACAGTCACATCATAAGCATAGGTTTCCAAGGCAACTATGAGCCCTTCGACCCTAACGTCAAATACCTAACCGAAATGCCACAGGCACAATTCGAAGCGGGTGTGTGGCTGATTAAGCACCTGAAAGCAATCCTGCCAAACCTCAAGTACATAGATGGGCATTGTCGTTGGAATTCTACAAGTTGTCCGGGAAGATATTTCCCGCTGAAAAAGATGATTGACGCAGCCGAAAAGGCTGAACCACAAGAACCATACTACGACATCAAGGGTCACTGGGCAGAATCGCTCATCAGGCAGGCAATAGCTGAAGGCTGGGTAAAAGGATATCCTGATGGAACATTCCGGCCGGATGCACCGATGACGAGGGCAGAAGCTGTTGCGTTGATAACTGCAGCGTTGAAAAAAGTCCCGGGTTAATCTCGGGACTTGATATTCGTTTACATTTTTCTTAGATTCTCGTGTCGTGGGGTTCTATTCTATGAAATGCGGCACCCTGCAATGATAGCAGGTAGCCTTTTGCATAGCTGCCTGTACCGCAGCCTCTAGGTATGCAGGAAGTTCTGCATCCCATTCGCCCATACTAAAACAATTAGTATGTTCCATAACTGCATATATTTCTTCTCCCTTATGTTCAAAATCCGATACTCTGAGTATCTCTATTTCAAAATCCTCCCTATGATGGTTGGCTTCTATAATGTAATCGCCAACCTCTAGAATAAACAGTGCATGATGTGCATTTGCTAATTCCCCTCTACCTCTAACATAGATGGCCTTCTTTGGTTGTCCGTCTTTATTCGCTATGATGGTAGCTTCTCCGGTGTTTGTATAACTACCACCACCCTCCCAAAATGCGGGATAGCCTTTTTTTGTTTTTTCAATTCTAACTTTTTTCATACAAATCCCTCCTAAATTTATTTACCCTGGTTGGCATATTTGCCGGCAGGTTGAGCGTTAGGGCGGAAATCCTCCCCGCTGGAACTTCCCCAGCCTAGAACCTAGCCCTGCTAAACATAGTATACTTTCGAATCACAAACCCACTGATAGCACACTAATTCGAAGTCGTCTTTGCTGTAACTATCAAAGTTGTATTCTTTTATTGTTATGCGGTCATAAAGGCCGCAAGTGATGGGGTCAGCATACATTCCGTACGATTCCCTGGGTTGTTTATTAGTACGGTAACATACTAATAACTCCCCATCCACTACCCCTTTAAGAAATCTGTAGCATTCCTGGGGGGTAAATTCATAAGAGTCGCCTTTGCTGTTTAGAAAAGGGGTGATGCTTCCTAAGAAGCACACACCCATAGAATTAGTGTGTGCTTTATACTGGCGGCGACCTATTATGGGTACCCCCGCACAGTACATTTCAAACTCTTTTCTGCCCATGTATCTATAGTACAGGTCGTCACCTATAGGTGTTTCAGACCTGTAGAAAGCTGTCTCAATTTCAAAAACTTTAATCATAATAACATCCTCCTTCATTATAATCTGTATCTATGATTATTATATCATACTGTTATCACCTTGTCAACATTGTATTATTATGTTATAATGATTGTGGAGGTGATAATATGAGTATTTCAAAAAATAATACAAGAACTTTAATTACTATACCAAAAGATTTAAAGCAACAATTAGAACAAATTGCTAAAAAGGAAAATAGAAGTTTTAACAATTTAGTTATTACTATATTAAAATTTTATGCCGATTCATCTCCCAAGTAAAATGATAAAAATAAAAAATTTAAAATAAAAAATGGTTCTTCTAACTTTTATTTTACTCCACAATAAAATTAGAACAACCTTAATAAAAAACAAGAAACTTGTTTGCTTTTCTTATTGTATATTATTATTGTTGAATATTGACAAAGCTTGAATTAAAACGGAATTATTTAAATTAATTTTTTTCTTGAAAATCGAACACATGTTCAGTATAATAAAAGCAATACCCAAAATACCCAAAATACATAAGAAGGGGAGGAATAAGAATGGCTAGTTTGTCGAATATGCAAAGAGAAATCACTATACTTAGTGAAGGCATTTTTGAAATTGCTAGCATCCTGAAGCGCAACTATGGTTGTAATGATCCTAATTTCAGAAAAACTTTTTCTGACATATTAATACAATCCGGAAATGAAAATTTAAATATAATCATAAATTCTATAGTAGATTCTATTGTGACAGAATTGTGACATTTTTATAAAAAAGCCACTGCAAAAACAGTGGCTTTAAAAATTTTATAAATCGTCAAAGTATTGGCATTACTATATTTTAGGATAATATAGAAAAAAGCAGAACATTTATTTATACGACTGGAAATCGTGTGTACGTTAATAGCGTACCGAGGGTTCGAATCCCTCTCTCTCCGCCACTTAAAAGGATTTAGATGTAAGTCTAAATTCTTTTTTATTGTGACATTATTGTGACATTTCTGTTTTCTCCGATTTTTGTGACATGAATACTAAATTATCAATATTGGTACTTGCTTTCTTAATTAATGTTTTATTGTTATGGAGATAAGTATCTGAAGTAATACCTATTTTGCTATGACCAAGCAACCTTTTTAATGTATCCAGGTCGGTACCGCATTCAAGTTGAAGTACCGCAAATGTATGTCGGAGGTCATGAAATCTACAAGTTGGAAGATTGTTAGCTTTTTGAAAGTTTTTTAATGCTCTAGATAAATGAGAAGGGTCCGGAAGTTTTCCATCTATTTCACTTACATAGATAGAATTAGCTCTTTTTTTATGCTCTTTTAATTCTTCAGCCAAAAAACCTTCTATAGAAAATATTCTTTCAGATTCTTTAGTTTTTACTTTCTTATGAATTTCTTTGCCTTCAACAACAACATAATTATTTCTTACATAAGCAATGTTATTGTTGAAGTCTATATCAGACCAACGTAGCCCCAAGCATTCCCCTCGTCGCAAACCTCGCATAGCTGCAAGTAATACAGGGATATATAAGTAATGTTTTTGCTCGCGTAAAAGAGAAATAAGTTTTCCTAAGTCTTCAGCAGTATAAACAGATATTTCAAACTTTTCATTATCTTCTGCTATTTCTACACCTTTACAAACATTTTTCTCTACAAGGTCATTTTTTAAAGCATATTCAAGTGCAGCATGAAGAACTCTACAAACGTATTTTACAGTACGATATTTTAATCCAGATTTAGTTAATGTATCTGCCATATTTTGAACATCTATTAATTTTAGTTTCATTAAAGAGATATTACCAATGTGATTATTTATATGTTGAATATTCGTTTTATACCCACTCAATGTAGTTGGGGAAAGTTTCTTTTCTTTAGTAACAATCCATTTTTCTAAAAATTCTTTAACAGTAATGCCGTCAGCACCTTCAGCAAGACCTTCCAGTTTTCTTTTAGTATCAATTCCCCAATCTTCTGCTTCTTTTTTCTTTTCAAAACCCGACTTATATTTACTTTTCTTTTTACCATTCTTATAATACCAAAAACGGCACGAATAATATGTTTTCGAGCCGACTTTGTAACTTTTAACTTCCATTATCATTACCTCCTAATCTTTTTATGAAATTTAATACTAAATCAAGATCCGAATCATTTAAATTAGCTATTAATGGCAAAGCTTTTTGAACTTTATAATTGTTAAGTATTTTATTAACCAATTCTTGGGCATCGCTTTCCATTTGTTTAGGGTTGTCCCAACCTAATAGCCAGTTTGCATCTACTTCAAGTGCCCCTAGTAACAATTCAATTGTATCAGCATAAGGCATATTTTTATCATTTTCCCAATCACTTATAGAATTATGTTTTACACCTATTAAATCAGCTAATTGTCTTTGTGTTAATCCTTTTTTTAGTCTAGCTTCTTTGATTCTTTTACCTAAGCTCATTTTAATAATTCCCCACCTTTCAATTTTATATTAGCACGCAATTTCGATTTTGTAAATATTTTGTTTTCGAAAATTTCGAAAATCATATTGACAATTCGAAAATTTCGAAATATAATAAAATTGTTCGAAGATTTCGAAATCCGGATTTCAACCCGCAATTCTAGGAGGTATCAATTATGGGAGTCGGTTCTGAAATTAAGCAATTCTTAGATGAAAATAATATCAGCCAGACGACACTTTCTATTGAAACTAAAATTCCCCTTCCAAAACTTAATCTAATGCTAAATGAGAAAAGGAGAATTCAAATACCTGAATTAGAAGTTATATGTTGGGCTCTTAATGTAAAACCTGATAAGTTTGTTAAACCAAGAGCCCCAGGGAAGGTGGTTTAAATGGAAAAAACATTTCTCAAAGTTAAAGAAGCAACAAAGTTGTATAGCATTGGAAGAGATACGCTTTATAACGCAATAAAAAAAGGTGAACTAAAAGCCTATAAACCTAATGGTAGAGATTTTTTACTCAAAGTTATTGAAATAGAGCAATGGATAGAATCCAAGCCAGTCTAGAAAGGGGGGCAAGCATGTCAAATCTAATCACCATTCAAAATGTAAGGGGCTACCTTGATTACGATGGTACCGCATATCTAAATCTAGAAGATGTCGCAAGAGGCCTGGGTTTTACTCAGATAAAAGACGGAAAAGAATATGTCAGGTGGGAAACAGTTTATAGGTATCTAGAAGAGTTTAATTACAAATACCCTTTGAGTTCTTCCCAACTTGTTGGGAAAGCAGATTTTGTTCCAGAAAACATCTTCTATCGTTTAGCAATGAAAGCTAAAAATGAAACAGCAGAAAAATTCCAGGCAAAAGTCGCAGATGAAATATTACCAGCAATAAGAAAAACCGGCGGTTACATTGCAAACGATGAATTATTCATAGAAACTTATCTACCATTCGCAGATGAAACTACAAAATCACTCTTTAAAGCTACGTTGCAAACAGTCCGCAGTCAAAATGAACTTATTCTAAAACAACAAAAAGAGATCCAACATAAAGAGGATGTCATCATCGGCTTGGTTGACAGCGTGGAGCTCGCAGAAAAGAGACAGATATTAAACAGGGTAGTCCGGTACAAGAACGCCAATTTCCGGGAACGCTGGGCAGAACTGTACCGGCAATTCGAAATGAAATACCACATCGATTTAGAAAAAAGGCTTGCAACCTACAACCGGGATAATAAGCCAAAACTAAAAACCAAGCTGGACTATATCGACAAGGTAATGCACAAGATACCCGAGCTGTATGAGATAGCCTGTAAGCTCTACGAGGGCGACATAAAAGAAATTACAGAGAAGTTATACAAGATAGCTTAAAAAAGGAGGGGTTAGTAGTGAAAGTTACATGTAAGAAAGCATCAAATGGAGTTGATTACACATATTCAGAGGGATCCCCCGAAGGAAATTTTGATTTAGTGATTTTTTACAAAGCGAACTCAGACCAAGAAGTAGCAGAGATTGCAGATATGCTGGAACAAGTCTCAAACACCATTAGGCAATGGAAATATTCAGCTGACATCGAAAAAGAGGGGTAAACAACTTTGATGGTGGTTTGTATTTAAAGATTAAAACAGAAGGTGTTTGGCATGCTGAAAACAATTTTTGAGATTTTGGTGTACATGTTTGCTACATACGGTTTTATTTTATTTCTTCATGAGTTATTGGTTAACATTAAACATAATGCCCAATGTAAAAACTCCATGATGAAATTGGTGCTGATTGTTAAAAATCAAGGGGAAGTTATTGAAGGAATTTTGAAAAATGCCCTTCAAAGGGACTTCATACGAAAGCTTATGCCTGACGGAAGACTTACAATACTCGACATGGGGTCAAAAGACGACACTGTTGATATCTTAAGGAAGTTGGAAAAGGACTACGAGTGCGTTCAAGTTTTGAAAAAATCTGAAATGGAAATTTTCTTCAATTCTTTTGATGAAGATAATGAACATACTGTTAAAGCAGAGCATGTTTAAAAAAGAAAGTGAGGTCGAGGAAGGATGATTTTATTTGAAGTAGATATGGCAATACGTTGCCGAAATTGTGGAGAATTATACAACCAAAGTTCACTGCAAAGAGATAACGAATACACAAGGTTTA